GGGCCGCGCGGGGTTGTCGCTGTCGCCCATATTGCCCACGCGATACATTGCCTTGGCCATGGCGAGGAATTCTTGCTTTGTCATCTGTCTGTCTTTCGTTCTTCGGTTGGGTGGAGCCCCACCAATAATGGCACAAATGCTATGTGTCAACCCCATATGGCCACAACGTATGCGCCCCTAACGCTAGGCCGATATGGTGCAACGCTAGGCCGCTACGCTTGCAGCTCGCTTGCTGCTATGCGCGCGTGCTGATAGGCTTGAGGCCGATACCAACGCGCCGGCGCGCGCGAGGGGGGAGGGGGAGGGCCGAGCGAAAGGCGAATGCGTTAGGGACCCTTAGCCAACAATTTTTTATTTTTTGAAATTTCTGCCCCAGCATATATCGTAGCAGCCATGAGCTTCCTGTCCCTCACCCACGAGCCGCTCACGCTCCAGGCCACCGAGCAGCGGCTAACCGCCGTCTACGAGGCGGCACGCAAAGGGCTGAAAGGCGACCGCATCGCCTACGCCGCAGGCATGAAGCCCTCCGACTTCCGGCGGCTGGCACAGATGGACCCGCTGGTCGAGCTGGCGCAGGAGAAGGGCGCGGCAGACGGCGAGGCGGCGCTGGCCGAGGTGCTCTACGACGCCGCCACCCACGGCAAAGACCCCAAGGTGGCGCTGGACCTGCTCAAGCACCGGCACGACTGGGTCGCCAAGCAGCAACTGGACGTGACCGTCGACGACAGGATCAGCATTACCCGTGCGCTGGAGATGGCCAACGCGCGCGTGATCGAAGGAACATATCGTGATATAACGACGGAAGCCGGGGACGCACCAACGTCGCTTGTTCAGCAACCCTGATGAAAACTCCAAAATACTCCGCAGGGGACGAGACATCGCTGATGTCCCGGCTGTGGTCGAAGGAAATCAGGAACAACCCCTACGCATTTGTGCTCCTCGCTTACCCGTGGGGACAGCCTGGCACGCCGTTGGCGGGGTTTTCTGGCCCGCGCAAATGGCAGCGCGAACTTCTCCTGCAACTCGCGGGCCATATCGACCAAAACGACGGCAAAATTGACTACAATATGTTCCGTAAAGTCGTCAGCAGCGGGCGCGGCATCGGCAAATCGGCGTTGGTAAGCTGGTTAGTGTGCTGGATGCTGACCACTCGTATTGGTTCGACGGTCATAGTGTCGGCCAACACAGAAGCGCAGTTGACGACGAAAACGTGGAGTGAAATCAGCAAATGGGTGGCGATGGGGCTGAACTCCCATTGGTTTGAAGTTTCAGCCACCCGGATCACGATGGCGAAGTGGCTCACAACCCTCGTCGAGGCGGATCTGAACCGCGACACCCGCCTCTGGGCAGCGCACGCGCAGCTCTGGTCGGCTGAGAACCCCGACGCCTACGCAGGCACGCACAACTACGACGGCGTCATGGTCATCTTCGACGAGGCCAGCGGCATCCCGGACGCGATCTGGTCGGTCACAGACGGCTTCTTCACGGAAAACACGCCGGATCGTTTCTGGTTCGCGTTTTCCAACCCCCGACGCAACACCGGCTACTTCTACGAGGCGTTCCACGCCCGCAGAGCGTTCTGGTCGACCACGATCGTGGACGCCCGCACCGTCGAGGGCACCGACCAGAAGGTCTACGAGCGCATCATCGACGAATACGGGGCTGACAGCCCCCAGGCGCACGTCGAGGTCTACGGGGTATTTCCCCACGAAAGCGACGACCAGTTCATCTCCAGCAGTCTGGTCGACGACGCCATGGAGCGCACGCCCCAGAAGGATCCGACGGCACCCATCATCATCGGCGTGGACCCGGCGCGGTTCGGGTCGGACGCCACCGTCATCGCCGTGCGCAAGGGTCGCGACATCCTGAGCATCAAGCGGCACCGGGGCGCGGACACCATGGAGGTGGTGGGCCGGGTCATCGAGGCGATCGAGGAGCACAACCCCGCGCTGGTCGTGGTCGACGAAGGCGGCGTAGGCGGCGGCGTGGTCGACCGGCTCAAGGAGCAACGCTACAAGCAGGTCAGGGGCGTGAACTTCGGCATGCGCTCCCGGCAGCCGCTGATGTGGGGGAACAAGCGGGCCGAGATGTGGGGCGCGATGCGCGACTGGCTCAAGACGGCCTCCATCCCCGCCGACCGGCTGCTCAAGAGCGACCTGATCTCGCCTCTGGTCAAGCCGGACAGCCGGGGGACGATGTTCCTGGAAAGCAAGAAGGACATGCGCGCGCGAGGGCTGCAAAGCCCCGACGCTGCCGACGCGATTTGCGTCACCTTCGCCTTCCCTGTGGCGTCCACCGCGCGTGTCGACAAAACGCCGCAAAGGCACTACGCTCCGACGCAATCCTCATGGATGGGTTCCTGACGCATGGCCAAGACCGACATCAAGGGCGACCTGCTGGCCACCATGCGGTCACGCATGAACGTCGCCGTGGCGGCGTACGGCGACAGCCGGGCTGCCGAGCTGGACGACCTGCGGTTCATGGCCGGCTCGGCTGACAATAACTACCAGTGGCCCTCCGACGTGCTCTCCAGCCGTGGCTCCAGCCAAGGCATGACGATCAACGCGCGTCCGTGCCTGACGATCAACAAGCTGCCGCAGCACGTCAGGCAGGTCACCAACGACCAGCGCCAGAACCGACCCACCGGCAAGGTCATCCCGTCGGACGACAACGCCGACATCGAGGTGGCCGAGATCTTCAACGGCATGGTGCGGCACATCGAGTACGCATCGGACGCTGATGTCGCCTATGACACAGCCTGTGACAATCAGGTCACATACGGCGAGGGCTATATTCGGCTCCTGACCGAGTATTGCGACGACAACACCTTCGATCAGGACATCCGCATCGGGCGCATCCGCAACTCGTTCAGCGTCTACATGGACCCGATGATCCAGGATCCGACCGGCGCAGACGCGCAGTGGTGCTTCATCACGCAGGACGTCACCAAGGACGAATACGAGCGCCAGTTCCCCGACGCCTCGGTGCGGTCGATCCAGGAGCAGGGCGTCGGCGACCCGAGCCTGAGCCAGTGGCTCAGTCAGGACACGGTGCGCATCGCCGAGTATTTCTACGTCAAGCATGAGCCGGGCACGCTCAACCTCTACCCGGACGGCCTGACGGCCATGGACGGCAGTCGCGAGGATAAGGTCGCCCGGCTGCTGTTCGGCAAGCCGACGCGCACCCGCACGGTCGACCGCAAGACGATCAAGTGGATCAAGACCAACGGGTTCGAGGTGCTGCAAGAGCAGGACTGGCCGGGCAAGTGGATCCCTGTGATCCGCGTCGTCGGCAACGAGTTCGAGATCGACGGCGAGCTGCACATCTCCGGCCTCATCCGCAACGCCAAGGACGCGCAGCGGATGTACAACTACTGGACCAGCCAAGAAGCCGAGATGCTGGCGCTGGCCCCCAAGGCCCCGTTTATCGGCTACGGCGGGCAGTTCGAGGGCTACGAGGGCCAGTGGAAGACGGCCAACGTCAACAACTGGCCGTATCTGGAGGTCAACGCCGACGCGACTGACGCGCTCGGCAACCCGCTGCCGTTGCCGCAGCGCGCGCCACCCCCGCTGGCGCAGACAGGGCTTATTCAGGCCAAGATGGGGGCGTCGGACGACATCAAGTCGACCACGGGGCAATACGACAGCAGCCTGGGGGCCACGTCCAACGAGCGGTCGGGCAAGGCTATCCTCGCGCGCGAGAAGCAGGGCGACACCGGCACCTACCACTACATCGACAACCTTGCCCGCGCGATCCGGCACGTCACGCGCCAGTGCATCGACCTGATCCCCAAGATCTACGACACGGCGCGCATCGCGCGCATCATCGGCATGGACGGCGAGGTGACGATGGCCCGCATCGACCCGATGCAGCCTGAGCCGGTGCGCAAACTTGAGGACGAGCAAGGCAACGTCATCGAGAAAATCTACAACCCGAGCATCGGCAAGTATGACGTGGTGGCTGTAACCGGGCCTGCCTACGCCACCAAGCGGCAGGAGGCAGCCGAGAGCATGAGCCAGGTGCTGCAAGGCAACCCGGCGCTGTGGCAGGTGGCCGGCGACCTGTTCGTCAAGAACATGGACTGGCCCGGAGCGCAGGAGATGTCCGAGCGGCTGCGCAAGACGATCGACCCGAAAATCCTAGCCGACGACGACAAGTCGCCCGAGCTGCAAGCTGCCGAGAAGCAGATCGAGGAGATGGGCGGGATGCTCCAGCAGATGCAGGGCGCGCTCAAGAACGTCGAGCAGTCGATCGAGGCGCAGGAGATGCGCACCAAGCAGTTCGAGGCTCAGGTCAAGGCGTATGACGCCGAGACCAAGCGCATCGGCATCATGCAGGCAGGCATGACACCGGAGCAAATACAAGATACAATCGACGGCACCATCGACGCGGCCATGCAAACGGGCGATCTTGCCCCTCAGACGCTGACCCCGCAGCAACCGCAACCACAGATGTGAGATAGCCCATGTCCCGTATCGTTCCGCTTCCGACCACCAACACCGTCGTTGACAACACCGTAGCCCTCATTGGCGCGGACGGTTCGGTCGCGTCTTTCGGGGGCTATGTGTCCTCGGCGACGTTCACGCCGGCTGCTGCGGCCTACGCGGCAAACGACATCATCGAGGGTGCGAAGGCGTTTTCGCTGATTGGCCCGTCCACGGGCGGTGCCATCCTGATCACGAACACTAGGCTGCGGGTTGACGCTTCGGCGGTGCAGTCGGGCGAGACTAGCTACACCATCCAACTCTACACGGTGACCCCGCCCTCGGCCTTGGCTGACAACGCGGCTTGGAACCTGCCCTCGGGCGACCGGGCGTCCTACGTCGGGTCTA